TATTTTTTCTTGGATCATCTACTTTATAATTTCTTCTAATAGATAAAACTTTTCTTGTACTATTATCGACTGTTACAATGTAAGGAAGTTTAATGCCCGTTGGCATTCCGTCCTGTCCTCTGTCTTCAAAGCCTTCAAGATCTAGATCGACATGGCACTCAATCAATGTATACATTTTATCATTTTTTTGATAGCCGTTCATTGTGGTACCTTCTAGCTCTCGTTCTTTTTTCTTAACTTCAGATTCTTCAGCGTAAGGTGCAACTAATTCTATATCTCTATAAAATCCATTGACCATTTGTTTACGTAAATCATTTTCTGAAATTTTTATTACATGACATATGGCTTCCGCATCCTCTAATGAGGTAGCAGAATACGGAACCACTAAGTCATCCGCAGGAACGAACTTTGACACAGCTCGTCCTAGTAAATCGTCATAATAAACTTTTTTAAATGTTGAACCTGCTAATGGTAAATAAAATAACATTTGATCAAACTCAGGTTCGTACTCTTTCATAACATTCATGATTTCATAGTTCATGAAGTTAGAGACTCTTGTTGCTTGATTCTCTTTTTCTGGTGTCGAGACTCCAAGTATCTGAGTTCTAATCGGACCATCAGCTGGTAATAATTCTTTGTATGCTTGAGCTTGAAACTGTGTAACAGCTTCAGCTAAAACTGGATGCGTTGCACCACTTGCTCCTTGGAATGGTTGTGTACGTTGTTCAAACTGAAAACCTAAAAGATCTAAACCTTTGGCATATGATCTTTCCCATTCTCTTCTTGATTCTTTGTAGTCAGTGTAGTTTCCATACAACTCAGATCCTAGAGGCTCGAGAATAGAATCAGGCAACAAGGCTGCTAAGTTAGCATAATGCTGATCACCTGCTTCAGGAGCTTCTGCACCTGGTTCAAAGTTAATATCTACTGATCCATCTTCGTTTTCAGTAATTTCTGTATTGTTTGGATTTGGTACAGACTCTTGAATTTCTGCTTGTACTTCCATTTGTTCCTTTTCAGAAGGAACAGTTATATTCTGTCTTACATTCGGTAAGCTTTTATCTACGTCTGCCATTTATTTTCTCCAATTTACCTTGTTTATCTTGTTTTGATTCTTTAATCAAGCCTCTAGGGTCTGGCCCCTTTAATGGTGGGATTGCTTTCCATTTTACATGTTTCATATTTTTTACTAGCGTTGGATTTTTCATTAGTAATATTCTTTTAATGTTATTTGTTTTATTGGATCTTTATAGTCTTCGGGGTGATTTAAAAATCCGCCTTGTCTAAATCTTAGCACAGCTTGAGTAGTGCTATCGACTAAGTCGTCATTATCTCCATAAGGAAACGATGCACATTCTTCTATAACTTCTTGAGCAAATTGTAAATGAATAGGTGCCCAAATTTGACCACTTTCAAAAAGCGGAGCCACAGCGTTAACTCTAGCGTGTTTGTCGTTTCCACGAGACGGTGTGAAATTAACTACAGGTATACCCATATTTCTTAATTCATAAGTTAATGGTAATCCAGCAGCCTTTGCTTCAATCAATACAGTTTCAGGTTCCCAGTATTTATATAATTTTAATGCCTCACGTCTAAGTTCAGGAAACTCAAATCTTTCTTTAACTGCATCAAGTAAAATTAATTGATGAGGTGAATCTTCATTTTCTCTAAAAATTCCCCATGTCGTTATCGCACTGAAGTCAGCAGATTCTTTTTTTAAATATGCGGTATCATAAGATTGTATTACATGATCACATTGAGGTATGCCTCTATCTTCTGGCCATACTTTCCACCAATCTCTTTTAATTAAAGCTCCTTCTTCTGAAGTTGGATTTTGCATGTACTGTGCATTCCATTTTGGAAGTGCAACAGAAGCTTTGACACCAAGTAGTTGTTCAAGTTCCCAGTATTCTGGCCACACAGGTTTACCGCTTGGAAGTATTGCAGGAAATTCTACAACTTCCCATTGATCAGCTTTGGGTTCTTTTTGTGCACCTTGTAACATTCCTGTTAGATCTTTTGTGTTCCATCTTGTCATAACAAGCACAATCATTCCGCCAGGTTGCAAACGTTGTCTAGGACCAGACGTGTACCATTCGTAAGCACGTTCTAAAGATTTAGCATTCATAGCATCTTGTTCCGAGTGTGGGTCATCAATAATTAATAAATCTGCACCACGACCTGTGACAGCACCTTCAACACCAACCGCAAAATATTCTCCGCCTTGTTCTGTTTGCCAGCGACCGGCTGCTTTACTATCTTCTTGTAGTCTAGTTGGAAAAACTTCTTTGTACTCATCACTATCCATTAAGTGTTTAGCCTTACGACCAAACCTTACAGCAAGTTCAGCTGTGTGAGTTGCTTGAATAATTTTTAATTTTGGTCTGTTACCAATCATCCACGCAGGTAGTAGAAAAGATGCAAATTCAGATTTTGTATGACGGGGTGGCATATTTACAATGAGTCTCTTAACTTTTCCAGATTTTAAATTATTAAATTTTTCTGCAATAATTTTATGATGGGACCCCTCTATAAAATCAGGCCACATATGTTTTACAAAATGCATAAAATCATTCTTAATCAAAGAATGTTTTTGTTTAATATCTTTTTGTATTAAATATTTTTTTAATTCTCTTCGGGTTTCAGGGGGTAAGTTATCTATATCTTTTTTTAAAATTTTTTTAATATCAATTTGCATAAGTATCCTTATGGGACTCCAAAACGTTTTTACCGACATTGAATGTCTAAATCAACATAATTATACCTAACATTAGGATCCCTTTCTATTAAAAAGGTAATAAGGTACTTCGTACTTTACTTTTTTAAAAATGATCGTGGTACCTCTATTGAGGTACCACGTAAAAAAAAATGCCAAGAGGCAACAAGCCTCTTGGCATTAAAAAGAGATACAACTCCAGGTAGTAGAGCTTTAAAGCTATTGACTATTCTTTAATCTATCTCGTTCTTGGTTTATTAATTCCCAACTAAATTGTGTGTGTTGTGGTCGTTGTGGTGTATCATTTAATTTGCCAATATAATTAATAAACCTATCCATATAAATAGATAGATAATCATTAAGACAAGATTGAGTGCAACACCCATAATAATAACGATTATTCACTACTCTATTTTGATAGACCTTATTGCCTTTAATTCCTTTCAATCTATCTTTTGTATCATATAAATAACACAAAGGATTTTGACAGTATCGTTTCATTTTCTTATATCCTTTCGTATATTTTGTAATTGTTGAGTTCTTAAAATAGCGTCAATAAATCTTTGGTTTTCTGCCATTTTACGATCTATTTCTCGTTCTTTCATTTCAGCATATAAAAACAAACCAAAACCAAAAACAATTAAAACCATGCCAATATATAAAACTATATTCCAATCAATCATTTAACCTCCATTTCTTTTGTTAATACAAGAGGCTTGTCCGCCTCTTGTAAGTTTTCTAATATCTTATTCTCTTTGGCTAATTGTTTTTGGAGATAGATAATTGTCTTATACAAAACTTCCAATTTTGCATATTGAGCAATTTGATCTGAATGATTTTTATCCATAAACCACCTCCAACAAACTATCCTCATCATCTTTATCTTCTTTTGCAATAGTGCCTATTTTTTTAGTGCCTTTATATTCGCCATAGTCTTTTGCAAAATCAAGAATGACATCAGTTCCATTATCTTTGCATTGATGATTTTCACTTATTATTTTATCATCACAATTAAGATACTTGTTAAAAGCCTCATCATCATCTTTTGCAATAACGTGAGTTTTAATAACTATTAGTCGTTCTTCTTCTATCTCATAAACATTTTGACCAATATGCTCATTAGATAAATATTTTCTAATTGTCATTTTCGCCCTCCAAGTTATCGTGCTTATTTAAAATATAACTTTTGCCATTTAAAGTTATAAATGCTCTACCAAGTTCAGTAGAGGCACATCTGATACTATCTTGCATAATGTCAAAATATCTTATGTAGTTATGACCTTTCGTTTTATGCTTTGATATTTCGCAATCATCATTCCAAACTGCATTTCTAAAAATTGGTTGTAATTGACTATCATCAACTACATCAATAATTTCTGAATTGTGAGTTCTTGGAGTGTATGAGATTTTAAAAGTGTCGCCCACTTTTAATGTGTCTTTTTTTAGTTTATCCATTTTTTTATCCTTTCGTTATATGGGAGTTTATAGAAAAACTCCCATATTGTCAATAGTCTTAATTTAATGCATTATCTTGTTGCATTTTTAAGGCTATTGCTATTTTTTCTTCTCGTGTAGGT